AGGTCAGTGCCTTCATGCTCGTAGCGATTCTAATGGGAATCGGCATGCTTATCTTTCACAACATCTTAATTCACTTCGGACAATGACAACATCAACAAAACAAGTTTATTTGACTCAGCAGGAATTTGACATAGATTTAGAAACCTGTCTATTGATTATTAAAGAGCCAAGCAAATCAAAACCATACTATGTTTGCGAATATACTTCGCATTCACTTCACAAATCAATCGTTCACATTTATATTAAATAATTCATATCATGACAACATCAACACATTGGCGTAAAATGACCAACCCGGATTACTTCGGAAGTCACGACCTCGTTCAGAACGATGGCAGTTTCGGTCAAATCACCGTCACCATCGCATCGGTGGCACAAGAGAAGGTAAAAGGTTCGGACGGCAAAGATTCGCTTTGTATCGTAGCGAAAACGGCTGAAACGAAGCCGATAATCCTGAACCGAACCAACTGCAAGACCATCACAAAGGTTCTCGGCACGCCCATCATCGAACGCTGGGCAGGTCAGCGGATTGTGGTAGGAGTCGAAAGGGTCAAAGCGTTTGGCGATGTAACGGACGCAATTCGGGTCAAGGCGACCAAACCAACACCAGAGAAGCCAAAGGACTACACGAAGCAAATCGAGGCGATAAATGCCTGTGCAGATATGCCGAGTTTGGTTGCTCTGTGGCAGTCGTTTGATGCCGAAACAAAAACAGCCATGTTATCGTATAAGGATTCACGAAAAAACCAAATAGAAAATGAAAGTAATTGACAACACACAGCAGGGCAGTCGGGAGTGGCACGCCTTGCGTATCGGACGGGTAACTTCGTCCAGAACCAAAGACATCATGAAATCGGACAACTTGCCTGTAGTTGATGCATTAATTGCCGAAAAGGAATGCTTTGACGACCATCTTTGGGACGCTCTGGAGAATAATTACGAATCCGAGGCGATGAAGTGGGGGACGGAATATGAACCTGAGGCAAAGGCGAAATATACCGCACAGACCGGCATTGAATTAATTGATGTTGCATTCTGCATTCACGATGAATTGGATTGGTTAGGGATGTCCCCAGATGGATTAACTCCAGACCACATCGGTGCGGTCGAGGTGAAATGTCCCAGCACCAAGACCCATGTACGCACGATTCGCATGGGTGGCTTGCCAAACGAACACAAATGGCAGGTGTATCAATACTTTTTGGTTAATGAGAAGTTGCAATGGCTGGATTTCATATCTTACGACCCCCGATTCGCACCGAAGCCGTTATACATTTATCGAGTCGAGCGGAACGAAATCATCGAGGAGTTGAAAGCCACAATGGACGCCCTGATTAAGTTCTGGGCAAAGTTTGAAAAGTATCATCAACAAGTAACATTTTAAAATCATGAACATACAAGGTAAAGTAATCAGAGTCCTGCCGACTCAGACGGTAGGCGAAAAGGGATTTCAGAAGCGTGAAATTCATGTCGAGATTGATGGGGACAGCAAGTACCCGCAAGTCATCGGCCTGGAAGCACAAGGCGAGAAAGTCGGTCTGCTCGATGGTATCAATCCGGGCGATGTGGCATCATTCGAAATCAACTTGCGTGGTCGTGAGTGGTCGGGTCAGTACGATGTCGTCAAGGTGTTCAACACCTTGTCAATCTGGAAAGTTGAGGTCAAAGTTAAGGCGACTGCACCGACAACACCTGCACCAGCGCCAAGTCAAACCGGTTCAGACCTTCCCTTTTAATCTATGACCAGTTACGAAATACACCGACACAACAAGGCTGTAATCGTCCGTCTGCAAAAGAAAGTCCTGCTCGATAGCGTATTGCTGTCGAGCAGGGCAAAGCGGATAATAAATGATTTGAACCTTGTAACCTTGTATGACCTTGTCTCGTTTGACTTGGAAGAACTGCGATTCATTCCAGAACTAAAAAGCATCGCAGGCAAAGGCACGATAAATGAACTTGAACAAATCAAAAAAGAATACGGATATGCAAAACCTTAACAACACTTACCCGAAACAGCCAGACCCAAATGTAGAATATGGCGAACCGAATCTCCCCGAATGCACTTGTGGAGAGTGCGGATTAGTTTGGGAGACAGACGATATTGACGATATGGGGCGGTGTGAAGAGTGCCGACCTGATGAGCGTTAAGATGTATAAAATGACACAATTCGACATCATCCACCTAATCCGAGCCACCCGAGTCGAAAAGGGTTTGAAGCAAACCGACATGGCTGAAATGCTCAACATGAACTTGTTGGCATACCAGCGACTTGAACAGGGCAAGACCCAACTGCCCGTGTTCAGGATGTTAAATATTTTTAGGAAGTTGGGTATTGAGATAAAATTGAGCAAATGAGTTACAAGGTACTGAATCTTTATGCCTGTCTTGGTGGCAATAGATACAAATGGACTGACTGCGAAGTGACAGCCGTTGAACTTGACCATGAATTAGCTAGACTATACCAAGAGCGTTTTCCAAATGACAAGGTAATTATTGCAGATGCTCACCAGTATTTGCTTGACCATTACAAAGAGTTTGATTTTATTTGGTCAAGTCCGCCTTGTCCAAGTCATTCTAGGGCTAGATATTGGAGTAGTTCAAACTATGAAACTACAACCGAACCAATTTACCCAGATATGAAGCTGTACGAGGAAATATTGTTTTTGCAGTATTATTTCAGAACAGGAAAGTATGTGGTTGAAAATGTAATACCTTATTACGAACCACTAATACCAGCTAAAAAAAGGGGCAGGCATTTATATTGGACAAACTTTAATCTTCCAAGTGATTTAGGTGATAGAAGATTTGCAATAAGCCAAACAAAAAACGAACTAAAGGAGCTTTGCAAATTTCACGAAATAGATATTTCAACATACAATGGCGAACAAAGTCTTGTTAAAATAGGAAGAAATCTTGTAGACTATGAAGCTGGGCTAACCATATTCAACACCGCCAGAAACATTCACAACAAATCAAAAATAGAAACACCCACTTTATTCTAATGACCACCTACCAAATCTGCGTAAAACTTTACGGACAAGCCACCGTAGACCAATGGCTTCTGAGCAAGATGGAAGAGATACCACCGCCAACGATTCAACTCGATATGTTCAACGGCTTCATAAGGTCGTTCGATGTAACCAAACGCACGACAAGACAATACGAGGTTGTTCGTATTCCTGAGCGAAAAATGACGATGGAAGATGTAATAAGTTCCCAGCGATACGATGCGGTGAATGTCCGGTTCGTTTTGGTCAAATACTTTGTCGATAATTACCCGAACTATGACTTCAACATGATTGGTCAGGTATTTGGTGGCAAAGACCAAAGTACCATCAGGCACGCATATCAGGAGGCTTGTAATCGGCTTGATATTGGCGACCCAGATACAATCGAGGCGTGGCAAAGATTAATGGATTTCGTGAAACATAAATAATTTAAACCCGTATAAAAAAAGCAATGGCAAAAAAAGAACCGAAGTTAAAACACATAGTAATTGTTGGGAAATTCGATGATGGCAAATGCCGTCAAGTATTGATTAATCCAAAAACTCAGGATGTGGTATTGTCTGCAATAGTTGCCTGTGAAGGTAGTGTTAGAGTACTTGATAAAGTTATTGATAATATTGACATTGAAATACCTGAATAACCTTTTCACTTCAAACCCGTATAAACCAATATGACACCTTTCAACACAAACATCACCGAAACGCCAGAAACTAACTTAGACTGGCTGTATCAGTTCGAACTTCCAGATGGTCGAACCGCTTATATCGAGCCACACTCGATTGACCACTCCAATCCGTACAAGTACCATTCATTCCTGCTGAATGACATCAGGAATAACAAGGTATTGGAAATCAGGCAGGGTATAATAACCCCGAAACAAGCCTATCGGGACTGGTTCGTGATGCCGTTTCATACCGACCGCAAATACTTCTTCCAGTTAATCATGCCTGAACTAATTATTGACGGCTGGGATATTGATGAACTGCTTAAAATGGAAACCGAGTTTGACTATAAAGGTCACAACGCATTCAAGTTATATCGCAACGAGTACGGGCATACCTGCTTCAATGTTGATAATATCGAGCGGAATTATACCGGAATAGACGGATGGTGGATTGGGATAATTCAGGACAAGGAGGTGCAGGATGAATCGAAATAATTTATAC